AGGTACATTAATGGCTGGTATAACGATGGCCCTGAGAACGCTCGCATTCGCGAGGTGCTTTTCATGGATGTCGTTCATTCTCGCCATTTGACGAGCCATCATGGTCCTTTGAGGTATGTTGTCCAGTGGAATAAGTCATTGCCTTCGGGTCATGCTATTACCACTCCTCTCAACTCTATTTACGCAATGGTTGCACTTGTTTTGTGCTATGCAAGGTTAGTCGGAGACCCCAGTAATTTTTGGGAAAAGTGCTACGCTGCCACCAATGGAGATGATAACGTAGTGACTGCTTCAGATGATGTGAAGGAAATGTTCAACCAGGTCACAGTCTCGAGAGCTATGAAAGAACATTTGGGTCTGACTTACACTTCGGGTGCTAAAGACGGAAAGCTTATACCTTATAAGCCTTTGACTGAGTTGGTGTTCCTTAAGAGAGCTTTTAAGCTTGATAGGGACAATGTTTTTGCAAAGGGTGGCTGGTTAGCCCCCTTAGAGTTTCAGTCTTTCTTGTATACTGCGTATTTTACGCGCGCAAAGAAAGACGTTGGCGCAGATATTTGTGCCAACCTTGAGTTTGCACTTTGTGAAATGTGCATGCACGATGAGGCGGTTTGGATTGAGTATAGCCCGAAGATTTTTGCCATTATGACCAGGTTTGGTGGTGCCCCTAAATATGGGTACACTAGACCAGCATACATGCAATTCATGGCTCGCCGAACCGACTTCTGGTATTAGCTCATATACGGTAGATCATTGCTAAATAATTGGAATTCCCCGCATTGACTACGTCAGGATAGCTACTTTTCACACGCACTACTCACGTTTGAGAAGGAATTCCACTCAACACCTATGGGAATAAGTGTTGGGTTTAAACTTTCCCGCTAATAGAGATAATGTTCAAGAAAATCAAATAGATTCTCTGGCTTTGAACCAGACGCATGAATTGGGAGTTACTGAGTTTTCCAATGAAGTGGTCAATGTCACTCAGGTTAATGAGGGTATGGTCACCCCATTAACAGTGTTACCAGATAGTCAGTATCAAGATATTAAGGAGTACTTTGCTAGACCTAGATTGATTACTAAGTTTAATGCAGCTACAACTCGCGGTGTTTTGTACGGTTTCGACGTTTATGATTGGGTTAAAGATTTTTGGCCTGCAGCAGCTACAAACCGTTTGAATGGGGTGTTTGCTTATCGTTGTACAGCGCGCTTGACGTTGACCTTAGCAAGCACTCCTTTTCAGCAGGGTTTAGTTACTATTGGGTTTCAGTATGCTGGTAATAGCACCGGCTTTACTGCGACACGCCAAAATTTTCCTGCTTTGTCAACCAATGTGCCACATGCTAGATTGAACTTTTCAGACACCACTGTGGCAGAGTTGGATATTCCTTTTGTTTATCCTTATGATTTCATAGAATTTGCGAATGGCACCTCAGGTGGCGGCGATAACTTTAGGTATCCTTATGGTAACCTTGCCGTTGTGCAGCAGATGGCTTATGTCACGCTACCTGCCACAACTGCCCCGCGGTTGTCTTTGTATGTCTCTTTAGTTGATATGGAGTTATTTGGTGCAGTTCCAGTGGCGCTTAATGTCGTGATTCCGCAATCTGGTTTAGCAACTATGAATGCAGAAGCACGTAAGCATAAGTACGCTTCTAGAGCTTTGTCAGGAGTTTCCAGTGCTGCAAACGTTGTTTCCAAGGTTGCCGGTACTTTAGGTGTTCCAGGAGTGGGTGCCATGGCATCCACTGTTTCTTGGATGACTGAGAAGTTAGCAGGCACTGCAAAGAGTTTTGGTTATTCTAAACCCAT